CATCTGATGGATTGTAATGGCAAAACTAGATAAAACTAATCTAACAAAAGAACAAGCAGCACATGCAATGACTAATCGTAGATTAGTTAAACAACAGCAATTATATACTCCTCCCCTTTCTCAATCTAAAAGCACTTATGAAACACACGTTTCCTTTGTTTTAGGAAATGGAACTAGTAGAGCTTCTATTGATCCTGAAAAATTAAGAGAATACGGAAAGATATATGGGTGTAATGCCCTTTACAGAACTTTTAACCCAGACTATTTGGTAGCAGTAGATACAAAAATGATTTTAGAAATCTACAAAACAGGTTATCAAAATTATAATGAAGTTTGGACGAATCCAAACAGAGCATATACTAATATTAAAAATATAAATTATTTTAATCCTAGTAAAGGTTGGTCAAGTGGTCCTACAGCACTTTGGCTAGCAAGCCAACACAAATGTGAAACAATTTTTATACTTGGTTTTGATTATAAAGGCCTTGAGGACGGAAAGAAAGTAAACAACATGTATGCTGATACAAAAAATTATAAAAAAAGTTCTGATAGTGCAACTTTTTTTGGTAATTGGTTAAGACAAACAGTAAGCGTAGTTAAAGAAAATCCTAAAATTCAATACTATAGAGTAATAGCATCAGATAATTATATACCTTCAGAACTAAATAATTTAAATAATTTAAAGCATGTATTTGTTGAAGATTTTCAAAAAATGTTCAACATTTTCTAGTATTTTAAAAAAATGGCTCGTTTTGAGCCTGTTTCTATACACTTTTCTTATAGATTGTTAAATACAAATGACAGCCTTACCATAGGTAAAACATTTATAGGAGAAAATAATGGCAGATCTAAAGAAATTTGAAGAAATGCTTGAGCGTCTAGTCAACGAAGACAAAGAAGGCGCAGAAGAGCTTTTCCACGAAATCGTGGTAGAGAAATCACGTGAAATTTACGAAACTATCCTTGAATCTGATCTAGAAGATGAAGAAGTTGACGAAGCAGCAGACGAAGAAGTTGACGAGTCAGACGAAGACCTAGATGAATCAGATGACGAAGAAGTTGACGAGTCAGACGAAGACCTAGATGAGAATTTTGATCTAGACGAGTTTGAAGTAGAAGCAGACCCAATGGACATGGTAATGGGCGGCGACCCAGCAGATGACATGATGGGCGATGTTGAAATGCCAGACGACGGCGAAGAAATGGGCGACGAAGAAGGCGATGAAGAATTAGAAGATCGTGTAATGGATCTAGAAGATGCATTAGAAGATCTAAAAGCTGAATTTGACGCAATGATGGGCGACGAAGAAGGCGAAGATGACGACGAAGGCGAAATGGACATGGACATGGATGCTGACGACGAAGGTGAAGAAGAGCCTGAAGAAGCAATGGCATTTGAATCCGACGACGAAGAAGTCGAAGAAGCAGCTGACGAAGAAACAGAAGAATCAGCAAAAAGCGCAGGCGAAACAATGCGTGAGTATGTAGAAAAAGTAAATGCTACTATGGGTGATACAGGTACTAACGGTACAAAGTCAGCTGTAGCAGGTAAAAACGACATGGGCGGCACAGCAGGCAATTTGAATCAGTCAACAACTGGTGAAACTGCCGAAACAGGTGCAGGTTCAAGTGTAAAAGGTTCAGCTTTAAATAGTCAAACTGCTAAAGAAGATTCGGCAGGTAACGTAAATGTACCTGGCGGTAAGGCTTCAAAATCAATGAAGTCACAACCTGGCCATGGCGCTGAGAAAAAGGGCAAGCCAGAGACTGCTGACAAAGCTGCAACAAGCACATTAAATGGTGTAAGCACAAGAGCAAAGTAAGCAGAATATAAGGAAGTTTGAATGAAAAACTTACGAGAGCATTTGACGTTCGACCAGGCAGGAATGGTTGTTGAGTCTACCGAAAACGCTACAGGCGGCAAAGACCTTTTTATGAAAGGTATCTGCATACAGGGCGGAGTGCGTAATGCAAACCAACGTGTATATCCTGTAAATGAGATTGGTAGGGCTGTCAAAACTCTCAATGATCAAATAACAGGAGGATACAGTGTTCTCGGTGAAGTTGATCATCCAGAAGGCCTTAACATTAACTTAGACCGAGTAAGCCATATGATTACAGAAATGTGGATGGATGGCCCAAACGGTTATGGAAAACTTAAAATTTTACCAACACCTATGGGAAACCTAGTTCGCACTATGCTTGAAGCTGGTGTGAAACTAGGTGTCTCATCACGAGGATCCGGAAATGTTAAAGAAGACGGATCGGGCGAGGTTTCCGATTTTGAAATAATCACCGTGGACGCAGTGGCACAACCTAGCGCCCCTGGTGCATACCCAACACCAATCTACGAGCATCTAATGAATACTCGCGGAGGGTATAAGGCGTACGAATTAGCACAGGCAACTAAAGAAGACCAAAAGGCACAAAAATATCTAAAAGAATCACTGATTAATATAATCAGTCGACTCCAATAAAAGGAGAATGGAACATGTTGGATGCACTTAAAACACTTTTTGAAAATGATGTAGTTTCAGAAGACGTGCGCCGCGAGATCGAAGAAGCGTGGGAAGCGAAGATTAAAGAAAATCGTCGTACTGCTACTGCTGAACTTCGTGAAGAATTTGCTCAAAAGTACGAACACGACAAGCAAACAATGGTTGAATCAATCGATAAATTGCTTGAAGAACGTTTAGCAACAGAAATTTCAGAATTTGCAGAAGATCGTAGACAGTTAGCTGAAGCTAAAGCAAAGTATGCTGTTAAAATGCGTGAAAATGCAAATCTTATGAAAGAGTTTGTACTACAACAACTTAACAAAGAAGTTGGTGAGCTACACGAAGATCAAAAAGCAATGGCAGAAAAGTTTTCTCAACTTGAAGAATTTGTGGTTGAATCACTTTCTAAAGAAATTGCAGAATTTTATGAAGATAAAAAAGACTTAGCTGAAACCAAGGTTAAACTTGTAAAAGAAGCTAAAGAAAAATTTGCACAAGTTCAAAAAGAATTTGTAACAAAGAGTGCAGCTCTTGTATCAGAAACAGTTGGCAAAAATCTTAATCAAGAAATGCGTCAGCTTAAAGAAGATATCGAAGCAGCACGTAGAAACGATTTTGGACGTAAGATATTTGAAGCATTCTCGTCAGAGTATATGAATTCACATCTTAATGAAAAATCAGAAACTGCTCAACTTCTAAAAGTCATTGACATGAAGGAAAAGCAGATCACTGAAGCTAAAGCACTAGCTGCTAAAGCTAAAACGATTGCGGAATCGGCAGCAAAAGAGAAATCAGTGCTTGTTGAATCAACCCGCAGAGAAAAAATATTGAGCGGTTTAGTTTCACCATTAGGTAAAACTCAACGCGAAATTATGACAGACTTACTGGAAAGCGTTCAAACTGATAGACTTCAGTCTGCGTTTGACAAGTATCTACCGGCAGTTATTGACGGAAACACTCCAGCTAAGAAGAAGGCAGTCATTACAGAGGCAAAAGAAGTAACAGGCAACAGAGAAAACACTAACGTTAGTTCAAAGGCAGGCGCAGACAACAATGTTGTCGACATTAAGCGTCTAGCTGGATTAAATTAAGGAGATTATTATGTCAGAACTATTAGAAAGTCGCTGGCAGGACACAAAGACTGCACTTCTTGAAGGCCTAGGTGGCAACAAGAAAGCTGTAATGGAAACCACTCTTGAAAATACTCGCAAGTATTTGTCAGAGTCCGCTACAGCAGGTGCAACTTCTGCCGGTAATGTCGCAACTCTTAACAGAGTTATCCTACCAGTTATTAGACGTGTGATGCCAACAGTCATCGCAAACGAATTAGTTGGCGTACAGCCAATGACTGGTCCAGTGGGTCAAATCCACACACTACGTGTACGTTATGCTGATTCGTTTGACAGCACAAGCGGCACAGATGTAACAGCAGGTGATGAGGCTCTAAGCCCATTCAAGATTGCTGAAGGCTATTCAGGTGATTCAGCTACTGATCGTGCATCATCAACAGCAAGCTTAGAAGCAGTTGCTGGTAACAGAATGTCAATTCAGATCTTGAAGCAAACTGTCGAAGCTAAAACTCGTAAGCTCAGCGCACGCTGGACTTTCGAA